ACGTGCTTGTTGCTGGCAGCAACGTTGCGTACGGTGGCGATGCGACCTCGACGGCGACGCTTGACGCTACCGACAACCTTGACGCCGGCGACATTCGTGAGGCTGTCGCGAATCTGCGTAGCGATTCCGCTATGCCGATGATGGGCAACGTCTATGTCGGGTTCATTCACCCTGACGTGTCGTTCGACCTTCGTGAAGACACCGCTGTGACTGACATCATTCAGTACCAGATCCGTCAGGACGGCGGCGCTGTGCGTGCAGGCAGCATCGGTACTTTCGGTGGCGTGGATTTCATCGAGACTCCTCGTCTTGAGATCACCGCTGACGGCGGTAGCGGCACTGTGGACGCCTACAACACGGTGGTCTGCGGCAAGCAGGCGCTTGCGAAGGCGCACTCCCGTGCAACCGGTTTCGGTTCGGATCCGTCGGTCGTGTTCGGCCCGGTGACCGATACTCTGCGCCGGTTCCAGCCGGTCGGTTGGTACCACCTTGTCGGGTACAGCCGTTTCCGTGAGGCTTCGATCCGTCGGATTGAAACGTCTTCGAGCATCGGCGCTAACTGATAAGCGTTGATGGTGTAGTGTGAAGAGGGGTCGGGAGCCGGTCTCGGCCCCTCTTTTCACGTTTGGAGCCGGTTATGCCGATGGTTGGTGGCAAGAAGTATCCGTATACGAAGGCGGGTAAGGCGGCGGCGAAGAAGGCTGCTGCGAAGAAGAAGAAGGGTAAGCGCTGATGGCTACGAATTATCCTGGGAGTCTTGACGCGACTACGAATGTTGGTGGCGGCACTGAGCCTGAGGCTGTTACGGCGTTGGATGATTCGACTTCGGGTCATCCGACTCATGCCGGTTTGCATCAGAATCTTGGTGACGCTGTTCAGCAGATTGAAACGAAGGTTGGTATTGGGTCTTCGACGCCTTCTGCGAATCAGGTGTTGGGGTGTGCGTCGGGTTCTACTTCGGCGTGGACTGATTCGCCTTCGATGGCGAATGTTACGTTGTCGGCTGATTTGACGGCTGTGGACGCGACGTTGTCTGGTGATGTGACGGCTGTGGGCGCGACGTTGTCAGGTGATGTGACTGCGGTGAACGCTACGTTGTCTGGTGATGTGACTGCGGTGAATGCCCGGTTGTCGGGCGACATTCTGGATTCGTTGGGTGCAACGATTTTGGATATTTCGACGGCGACGTTGAATGGCGACATTACGGGTAATGCTGCGACTGCTACGAGCGTGTCTGGTGGTGTTGAGACTGCGGATAAGTGGACGACTGCGAGGACGTTGTCGTTGACGGGCGACGTGACTGGGTCTACGACGATTGATGGTTCTGCGAATGCTTCTATTTCGACAACTGTTGGTACGGTTACGAACGCTACGAACGCTACGAACGTTTCTACTGGGTCAACATCTGATTCTAGTGCTTACCCAGCCTTGTTGAATACTGCTGGCGGTACGCAGCAGGTCAAGTACGACACTGGGTTGTCTTACAATGCGTCGTCAAATGTTCTTGACACGACAAGGTATAAAGCTGCTACGGGGAGTGTGGGCGCTCCATCATATTATTTCGGGACTGATACTGACAGTGGAATATGGCAACCTGCTGGCGGCGTAGTTGCAATAACTGTTAACAGCGGTACTGGCGGTATGAGGGTTACGACGACTGCTGTTGTGCCTTACACGGATGGCACTGAGGAGCTTGGTGCGAGCGGTCAGCAGTGGCTTCAGGTTTGGGCTGATAACGGCACTATCCAAACGTCTGATGAACGCAGGAAGACCATGTTGGATGATGCGCTTGGTCTTGATTTCATCAACGATTTGAACCCTTTTTCTGGTGTTTGGACTGACGATTCAGATGGGGTTTACGAGCAGCATGAGTGGTTGTCGGCGCAGAACGTTCGGACAGTGTTGGATGCTTATGGCCGTCCGCAAAACGTGGGGATGTGGCATAAGCAAACCGTTGATCCTTTGACGGGCGATCCCATTGTTGATGGGACGGAAGGGTTGAACTATGGAGAGTTTGTCCCTGTTCTTATCAAAGCAGTTCAGGAATTGTCTGCTCGGGTTGAAGCGTTAGAAGCTGGGTAAGTTAGGGGCGACCTGTGGCATTTCGTGTCGTGTTGCCTACAGAGAACATTCTTCCGCAGGTTGACGTTGTCCCGTATCACGTTTCTGATCCGGCGCGGAACCTGGCACGGTTCCGTACACCGGGGGCGAAGGGCCGGAACGTGTTTATTTTGACGAACGGTTCAGTAACGACTCGACAGCCGGGTGATCCGGCGTTGATTAGCCGCACAATTTATGGCGGGCATGAGTCGCCTACTGATCTGACATCAGCAGAAGCGGACGCGTTGACTGCTGCCGGCTACTCAGTGGAGGAGATTTGATGCCGAGGTATGACTACCGTTGCCAGGTTTGTGGTGCGGTTGAGGAAGTGTTGCACGGGTTCGATGATGAACCGGATATGCACTGTATGGAGTGCGGAGCAGTGATGGGGAAGTTGATGGGGATGCCGTATGTGTCTCCGTCGGCGGTGCCGTCACGCAATAACGTGATTGATTTTGACGCTACGCGGCGTGCGGAGCGTGAGAAGGATGCGGATATGGCTGCGTACAAGCGGCTACGCAAGGACGGGGTGCAGCCTCCGTCGATAAACGGGGCTGCGAAGCTGGAAGCTAAAGCGGAGGAGAAGCATGAGGTAAACTCCGGTCACACGTTTGCGACCTCGACGGGTCGTAAGCGTGGGATGGGGCTAGTTCGCGATGCGTTGGGTGAGACATGACTGCTCAGACTTGGATTGATGAAACCCGTGATCTGTTGTTGACGGATTACGTTGAGGAGCAGGCGACGTTGGGTGCGGCGTTGAATGCGAGCGAAACAGTGGTTTCGTTTGCGTTGCCGTCAGCGACAGTGCCGGGTGTGGTTCCTGGCGCGACGATCGAGGTCGGCACCGAGTTGATGTACGTGTTCTCGGTGACTTCTGGTGCAGCGACAGTGCGCCGCGGCTATAAGGGTTCTGAGGCTTCGTCGCACGCTATTGGTTCGCTTGTCACGGTGAACCCGAAGTTCCCTGCGTATCAGATCCTTGACGCTTTGAATCACGAGTTGCGGGATTTGTCGTCGCCGCAACACGGCCTGTTCCAGATCAAAACAGTAGAGTTGACGTTCAACGCTGCGCAGGACGGCTACGACTTGACTGGGGTGACGGACGACATTCTGTCGGTGTATCAGGTGACGTATTCGGATCCTGGGTCTGAGGCGTCGGAGCCGTCGATCACCGAGTTTTCGTTGCGACGGGACCGTAACACTTCGTCGTTTCCGTCAGGGTACGGCCTGATCCTGCATTCGGATGCGTGGCCGGGAGAGACAGTACGGGTGCTGTACAAGACCGGGTTCTCTACGTTGACTGATTCGACTACTGCGCTGTCCACGACAGGGTTGCATGCTGAGGGCTACGACCTGCCGGTGTTGGGTGCGGCGCTGCGCCTGATGTCGTCGCGTCCGATCCGTCGCGAGTTTCTTGACGAGCAGGGTTCCTCGAGGATGGCTGAGGAGGTGCCTGCTGGTGCCGTGTCGGCGTCGATGCGGGATCTGCGCGGGTTGCGTTTGGAACGGATCAATGCTGAAGCGACTCGTTTGAACGGCCAGTATCCGGCTATCTGGACTCGTTCCGGTGGGCGCACTCAGACTTCGATTTACCGAGGGGTGTAAACGATGGCGCATTCGCCTGAGTATCTGCCGGTTGCGATCAATGGCACCTCGTACATGATTGATACCGAGGGGTACAGTCGTACAACGATTCCTGTTTTGCGTGAGCAGCGGGACACGTCTGATGAGGCTGGCGAGCAGCAGTTGACGACGCAGATGTGGGTGCGGTCGCAAACTGACTGGTCGTACGGCGCTGGTCAGGAGTTTCTGGATAATCCTGACTCGGATCGTCGCCGGTTCTACACGTCGTCTGGTGTGGATGTGTGGACTGAGGGTCAGGTGTCGTTGCTGGCGAAAACGGTAGATAAGGGCAACACTGGCACTGACGTGATCATGAAGCAGTTTCGCAACGGAGCGGCTGAGTATTTGTATGTCGTGGACGGGTCCACAATGTACTTCTCGACCGATTTTGATACTGCGTCGCCTACATGGTCTACGGTGACTTCGATTGCTGGCACGCCAACGATCACTGATTTTGATTCTGACGGTACGACGTTGTGGTTGGCGTATGGTGCGTCGGATACGTTGCACACGACAACGCTGGGTAGCACGGCTGCGCCTTCTACGTTGGCGGGGCACACAACGAACGATGAGATCATCCGGTTTGTTGGTGGCCGTTTGATTGGCGCTACTGGTGCTACAGCGGTCGAGTTGGCTGCGAACGGGTCTGCGATTACGACGTTTGATGGTCTTGTGCATGGCACGGTTTGGAGAGATTTTGCGACTGGCCCGACTGGCGTGTACGGGGCGGGCGACACTGAGGACGTTGGGTCGGTGTATTTCTTTCCGATCGGTCCCGACGGTGTGCTGGATTTCCCGGCGCAGGTCGCTGATTTGCCGCACGGAGAAACGATCAACGCTATCGAGTCGTACGGCGGGTTGCTGATTCTGGCGACAAGCAAGGGTATTCGTGTTGCTCAGATGAACTCTGGTGGCACGCAGGGCGGCGGTATCGCGTACGGGCCGCTGATCAACGACGTTGGCGCGGTGTACTCGATCGCTACTGGCGAACGGTTTGTGTGGTTTGGTGGCGCAAACGGTCAGGTGTACCGGATTGATCTGTCAAAGTTTACAGATTTGTTGGTGCCAGCATGGGCGGCTGATGTGGTGTCGGTTGAGGCGTCTCCTGGGAATGTGACGTGGATTGCTCGGGTAAACGACAAGACGTATTTTGTGGACGCTGCGAATGGTGTGCAGGGTGAGCGTCACGATGGCGAGTTGGTTGAGTCGGGCACGTTGAATGTGGGTTCTGTCCGGTGGAACTCGTTGTTCAACAAGGTGTTGCAGACGGTAAAGGCTGATTTGGAGCCGACGTTGGCTGGCGGTGGCTCTACGTCGTACAACGATTCAACTATTACTTACGACGATTCAGACATCATTTATAACGGTGTGTTGACGCCGTATTCGGGGACGGTGAAAGTCAAGTTTGTGACGGGTTCTGGTTTGTCGTTGACGCAGTTGACGTTGGAGGATCGGACACCAGCAAACATTGATTACGCGTTGTCGGACAAGTTTGATGTGATTTGGACGTTGGATCGTGATGCGGGGAATAACACGGTTGGCCCGATTTTGCAGTCGTGGCAGGTGCAGGCGTTCCCGGCACCGACACGCATTGATGAGATTGTGTTGCCGATTGTGTTGAAGCGGCGTGTGGCTACTTCTCGAGGCAATGGTCGTGCGTTGACGCAGAATCCTCGGGCTTTGTATGACGGTTTGCGTAACTTGATGATCGCGAAGACTGTGGTTGTTTATGAGGAAGGCAATTACAGCGATGACGTGATTGTTGATCAGGTGCAGTTTGCGCCGGAACGGTTAGCGGATGACGGGTCGTGGTGGGAAGGCACCATGACGGTTCGGTTGCTGACTTTGCCGTAGGCTTGTGGATAACTGAAAGGCGGGTCATGCGGAAACTTGTGATCGACTGTGAAACATCTCCGAATTTGGCGTACATCTGGGGGTTGTGGAATCAGAACGTCGGGTTGAACCAGATCGAGAAGACTGGTTCGGTGATTTCGTTTGCTGCGAAGTGGCACGGCTCGAAGAAGGTGATGTTTTATTCGGATCAT